CGCTGGCGGCTACGATGAAACAGGGTCGCGCGGCGCGACCTCGCTGCCGTCCATCAGCGCAGGGACCAAGGCCGCCGTGGTTCAGAACCGCAAGCGAGTGCCCGCCTCCGGCCTGAAGGCCAAAGACCTGTGCGGGATTCCATGGCGGGTGGCGTTCGCGCTACAGGCGGATGGTTGGTGGCTGCGCAGCGACATCATCTGGCACAAACCGAATCCGATGCCTGAGAGCACGACGGATCGGCCCACCAAGGCGCACGAGTACATTTTTCTGATCAGTAAGTCGGCGCGGTACTACTACGACGCGGTGGCGATCAAGGAGGCTGCCAGTCTCGACACGAATCCGCGCCGCGCTGGTAACGGGAAGATCAAGATGCCGGATGGCTGGGACACCGGCACGGGCGGGCACGGCTCGTTTCATCGCGAGGGTCGCGAGGCCGGAAAGACTTCGTGGAAGGGATCGAGTTTCAACAAGGGCGAAACCGCCGAGCATCAACTCTTCCGCTCGCAGTCGAACGAATCGCGCAAGTTGGCGGAGCCAGGCAGCGGTACAAAGAACAACTCGGCTTTCGATGCGGCGATGGCGGTCATGCCCGACGCGCGAAACAAGCGGAGCGTGTGGACGATGGCCACGCAGGCGTTCCCCGAGGCCCATTTCGCCACGTTCCCCGAGGCCCATTTCGCCACGTTCCCGGAGGAGTTGCCGAAAACCTGCATCCTGGCGGGGAGCAAGCCGGGCGATACGGTGCTCGATCCGTTTGGAGGCAGCGGGACGACGGGCAAGGTGGCGCTGGAGCTGGGCCGCTCCGCCATCCTGATCGAGAAGTCCGAGCCCTACGCCGCCATGGCGCGACGGCGCTGCCACGTGACGCCGGGGTTTGTGTTTGGAAGCGAGGTGGGCGCGTGAACGACCAATCCACTTTTTGGGACGCGGAGCGTCAGACCATGACGGCCGCCATCGAACTAACCGTGCAGTCGATGCTGGCCTACGGCAGCAACTATAAACACTGGGTCATTGCGTTCAGCGGAGGCAAAGACAGCTCCACGGTTCTCACACTGATCGTCAGCTTGATCGCACGAGGACTTATACCCCGGCCTGAGACGCTCCGCGTGCTTTACGCCGACACCCGCATGGAGCTGACGCCGCTTCATTTCGCGGCGATGGGTATTCTGGCCGAGTTGGAGCGGCGCGGCATCAAGACAGAGGTGGTGCTACCAGTGCTCGAGGACCGATTCTTCGTCTACATGTTCGGGCGCGGCGTGCCTCCGCCGAGCAACACCTTCCGCTGGTGTACCTCGCAGATCAAGATTGAGCCGATGCTGGCCGCGTTGGAGCGGATCAAGCAGCAGCACGACGGAAAATTCTTGATGCTGACGGGCGTTCGACTCGGCGAAAGCGCCGCCCGCGATGCTCGGATCACGGTCTCATGCTCAAAGGACGGAGCAGAGTGCGGCCAGGGCTGGTTCCAGACCGCGACGCCAGAGGCCATCGCTGACACGTTGGCACCGATCCTTCACTGGCGGGTCTGTCTCGTTTGGAAATGGTTGGAGACCTACGCCCCCGAGCTGGGCTTTCCCACCAAGGTGATTGCCGACGCCTACGGCGGCGACGAGGCGGAGGAGATTAATGCGCGAACAGGGTGCGTGGGGTGCAATTTGGCCAGCCGAGACACGGCGCTGGAGTCGGTGATCAAATCGCCGTCGTGGTCGTACCTCGCGCCCTTACTTGATCTCCGGCCGCTCTATGCCGAGCTGAAGAAGCCGCACAACCGACTTCGCAAAGACGGAACGGAGCGCCGGAAGGATGGGCAGCTGGTGGCGAATCCTCAGCGGATGGGACCGTTGACAATGGAAGCGAGGCGCATGGGACTGGCCCGCGTGCTCGATATTCAGAACCGGGTGAACGCTACAGCCCTCGCCGCCGGACGGCCGGAGATCAGCCTGATCAACCCCGAGGAGCATGAGTGAATTGTGCAACTGATCGCCGCCAACCAGTGGCCCGATGGCTGGAGCGGAACCGAGGCGATCGCAACGGAGGTTATGGACGACGTGCTTCCCGGCGGAGACGTGCAACCAGTCATGAGGTCGGTCCTCGAGGAGGCGGCGTGATCCGTCGCTCACACCGTTTTGGAAAAGCCAGCGTCGGAAGGGAGCATTGCTGAATGAACTGGATCAAGGTGCGCCACGATCTTCGCGAAGACCCCGACACGGTCGAGATGGCCGGTCGGCTAGGTATGGATGAATTTGGAGTGGTCGGGCGGCTGCATGCCGTCTGGTCATGGCTCGACAAACATTCCGACGACGGACTCAACGTCCGCACCACGTCCGCATTCCTGGACCGCCTCGCGGCCTGTCCCGGTTTCGCCGATGCGCTGCGCGCGGTGGGTTGGCTCGACGGACGCGATGGCGACCTGACCTTTCCCGGCTACACCGACCACAACGGAGGGACGGCCAAACGCCGGGCCCAGGAAGCCATCCGCCAAGCTCGGCAGCGTGACAAAAGTCACGCAAAGACAGTGACGGAAAGCGTGACTCGACCGTTACCAGAGAAGAGAAGAGTAGAGAAGAGAGATACTACCCCCTTACCCCCTCCGGGGGCTCGGGCAGTGGGCGCGTGCCCGATTCCGGATTCGTTGAAGGATGAGGGATTCCCTGAGGCATGGGCGGATTGGGTGGCGTACCGGGACGAGCTGGGCGAGTCGCTTACGTCGTACACCTCGCGGCAGGTGCTGCTCAAATGCGAGCGGTGGGGCCCAAAGCGGGCGGTGGTGCTGATTCGGCGCGCGATTGGAAATTCCTGGAAGAACATCCGCGATGACCACGAGCTGAACCACGGGCCGGGCGGAAAGCCGCCGGGGCCGCCCGCGAAACCGCGCCCGCCGGACAAGTCGCCGGCCTGGATGCATGACGCGCGAAAGGTGCGCGACTTCCTCAATGGTGATCAAAGTCTGACGGATGAGCAGGCGCGGGCCCTGGTGCTGGGATTTCCGAGTGATTTCTCCGTCGTCTGGTTCGCGGATGCGCAGCACCGCAACTGGGTGAAGAGCGTGCTGAGGGAGAAGGCGTGAGCGCGTTACAGGCCGCCCAAGCGCTCGAGGACGACCTGCAGTGGGCCGCCATTGAGGTTTCCGGTGAAGCCAGTCCCAATTTTTGCGAGCCTGAAACGCCCTTCGACGCGCTCAGCCTGCTCAGAGGCATACCGATCCGTCCAGAACGATGCCCACTCGGCCCCGTCTGTGGCAGTGGCCACCACGCCACGGAAAAGAGTCCGCCCGTCGCCACCACTAATTTTGTCGCGATAAATCACGGCGATACCTGGCGAGTCCCGCCGGTGATCAAAGAAAGTAACTTTGCAAATTCCCTCGGTGATGTCGATGCGTTCGATTTCTTCCATGGGAACAATTCCAATCCGAAACCCGCCGCAAGGCAATACCTGGAGACCAGCAACATGAGCGAGTCAGAACATCAGCCATTGAACAATCCCAAGGCGGAGATCCCGCACGACAAACCGGAGGGCGATTACTCGATTATCGAGTCGAGCCGCGAACTCGAGGAAGCGACCGGCGCGCCGCGGGGTGAATCGCTGGCGGAGGCGCCTTCACCGAAGCTGAGCGTTGAGACCGCGCGCGATCAGGTGGACGACCTGAGTGAGACGATGGGTCGCGTCAGCCAGGTGATCGTCATCGGCGAACTGGCCGGCGGGGTGGTGACGATTACGTCGCTGGAATCGGTGACGGGGGAAGGCGAGTCGAAGCAGGCGCTGCAGTTCAGCGTGGAGGAGCCGGTGCTGAACAGCCTGCAGCATCACACCGACCATTTCCCGAACGTGAAGGCGGCCTACAATCACCTGTCGATGGTGCTGCACAAAAACGCGATGGTGGTGAAGACCTGAAACTCAGCGCTCCGAATCGTGCGCTTTAGCGTCGAGCTCCGCCTGCAACTTGTGGGCGAGCTTATCGACGTCGAATATCACTTTGGCTAGGTCGGACTTGCCGTCGAAGTCGGGTGCGGTGGTCACAGCTTTGATGGCATTGCTGAGACGGACGCGCAGGTTCCGCAGGGTGCGCTGGTGAGGTTCGAGCGGTAGTTTCGCGGGCACGGGAACTCTACGCTGGCATTTCCAGCTTTATCCCGAGCTTCATGGCGACAGCAGCGGGGCTGTTGTCGATAGCAAACTGGCGGCCGTTCGGAATGAAAACGATAACCCCGTTTTCGGGCTTCAAGATGAGACTCTTTTCACCGCCGCCCGGATGAAGAAAGATGCGTGTGGCCGACAACGCGGTGTCGAGCGCAACGACGATCGCCGGATTAATCCATGTCCAGTGGTTCGACGAGATGAGTCTTTCCTGCCGGTTCTGGGCTTCAATGACTGCCAAGCCAAACCGCTGAGGAGTGCACTGACGTTCCATTGGAGGAAGCGAGGCGAGGTCTAAGGCTATCGTTCCGTCCGATGTGCGAAAGTCGCCCTCGTGCTTGGATGCAATGCAGCGGACAAGCTGTGGGTTGATCCAAAGACTTTCGGCGGCGCTGCCAACGCGCTCAGCGGGAGCGAGGAGACGGATCATTGTTGTGCTCATAAGAAAATGAAACTGAGCTCAGCTCGAAAAGTTGTTCGGTAATTATAACCACACGTGTCAATGCGATTGTTTACATGGTGAAAGGTTTCTGACACTTTCCTTTCTGTGCCGAAGCCGAAGACAACTGATACCCCACCAAAGGCGACACTCGCGCGCGTGCGCGTGCGCGAGACCAAGCCGCGTTCGGACGGCAGGCCGGGCCGGCCTAACGACCTGAGCTGGCATCCAGCCTTCATTGCGGCCCTGTCTGAGACTGGTCTGGTGAAGGAGGCGGCCAAAAGCGCGGGGATTGACCGGGGCACGGTCTACGAGCACCGGAAGAAGTTTGCGGAGTTTGCCCAGGCGTGGGACTACATCGTCGCCGAATGGGTCGAGGTGGCGGAGCGCGAGTTGTACCGACGCGCGGTGGAAGGCAACGAGGAGTGCGTGGGCTGCAACGACGACGGGCCGGTGATGGCGCGAAAGTACAGCGATCGGCTGCTGGAATTCTACTTGAAGGCGCACAAGCCGTCAGTCTATGGCGACAAGAGCAAGCTGGAGGTGTCCGGCGCTTTGACGTTGCCGGACGAGGAGGCCGTGGCGGCGGCGGCCAAGGCCGAGTCGGGCCTGCTGCTGACGATCCAGGCGAGCGCGCTGAACCGGCTGAAGGGGAAAGAGGCGTAGTCGCATGACGGTGACGATCACCGGCCGGGGCTGGTTTTTGTTCTGTCCGATCTGGCTGCCGGAAGGATGGGAAGACGAGGATACGCTCGCCCCGTTGCCTCGCGGAGTCCCCTGGCTGGTGCTGGACGCGGCGCTGGAGGTGCAGCAGTTTCTCAACTTCCTGATCAGCTTCTTTGATCCCGACGCGTGCGGGTTCATGGCGATGGTGGAGTCGGTCGAGCCGTTCGAGATGGAGCGGCCATGACCATCGCGGAGGTGAAGGCGAAGGTGTTGGCGAGCGCGGCGTACTGGCTGGCGGTTTACGGCCAAATCCTGAACGACCTGCGGCAGATCGTGACGCCGGAGCTGAACATTTATCAGATCCGGATGTGCCAGGCGGTGGAATGGGCGCGGGGGCAGGGCATCCCGGTGCGAATCATCGGCCTGAAACCGCGGCAGGTGGGCGGGACGACGATCGCGGCGGCGATCATCTACTGGCTGATGCGCAAGGTGCCGATGAACCTGGTGCTGATCGCGGACATCCTGGACCGGTCGAAGAAGATGTTCGTGATGTTCCGGCGGTTCGCGGAGAGCGACCGGTTTCCGTACTGGGGCTCGACGTTCACCTCGACGGAAAAGACGATCCAGTTCTCGAACAAGAGCCAGGGCGAGATGAAGACGGCGGAGAACCCGACCGGGTCGCGCGCGGACACGTTGCAGGCGCTGCTGCTCTCGGAGCTGCCGTTCTGGCCGCAGGACGGCGAGCGGCCGGCGGAGGCGACGCTGCTGGCGCTGGAGGGCTCGCTGGCGGATCACGCGGACACGATCGAGATCATTGAGAGCACGGCGTGCGGCGCCTACGGCGTGTTTCCGGACCGGTTCCGCGCGGCGCACTGGCCGGGCTACGACGATTATCACACGTTCTACGCGCAGACGCTGCCGCCGGGCAAGGAGGGCAACGCGTTCGTCCGGGTGTTCGCGGCGTGGTTCGAGTTCGAGAAGCATCGCAAGGTCGTGACGCCGGAGGAGGTGGCGTCGATGCGGGGCAACTTGTCGCCGCGGGAGAAGCGGGGCGTGGAGCTGTACCACTGGACGTGGGAGCAGATCGCGTGGCGGCGCTGGGCGCTGGAGAACAAGTGCGGCGGGAAGGAATCGCAGTTCGACCAGGAGTTTCCCGAGGATCCGGTGAGTTGCTTCCTGGCCTCGGGCAACCCGCGGTTCAGCCAGGAGGGGATGACGTACCTCGAGACGGTGGCGCGGAACACCATCTGGCGCACCGGCGTGCTGACGGAGCCCCCGAAGAATCGCGGCGGGCGACCGACGTTCATCCCGACCGGCGAGAACGAGGCGTGGTTGCGCGTGCTGGAGGAGCCGAAGGTGGGGCTGCGCTACCTGATGGCGGGCGACGTCTCCAGCGATCGCGACATGTCGCCGCAGGGCAGCCAGGACCCGGACCGCGACAAGCACAGCTTCGGCGTGTTCCGCGAGGCTTACACGGACCAGCGCGGTATTTTCTATCGGCGCCGGCTGGTGGCGCGGCTGCAGTTCGACTGCCAGGACGGGCACCGGCTGCTGGCGTGGAAGCTGGCGCTGATCTCGGCCTACTACGGGAACTGCGTGGCGGCACCGGAGATGAACAATCATGGCCTGGCACTGGCGGTGAAGTTGAACGACCTGAAAGTGCCGCTGCTGAAGCGGAAGTGGATCGACCCGAAGACGGAGCGGGAGAAGGAGATCATCGGCTGGGAAACGAACCGCGTCACGCGGCCGCTGATCATCGAGGAGCTGGCGGAGGCGATTCGTTGCGTGACGGACGAGCAGCGGCCGGCGGGGCTGGAGGCGTTCTGCCCGCGCGCGGCGGGCGAGCTGGCGAGCTTCGTGAAGTATCGGGACGGGTCGGCGGCGGCCGCGGAGGGTTGCCACGATGACGACGTGATGATGCTGGCGATCGGGAATTACCTGTGCCCGAATGCGACGCTGTTCGAGCGCGAGGCGCCGGTGAACCTGGGGCGCGTGGACAGCTACGCGGATGTGACGGCGAATGGCAACCCGAGCGGGCAGCGGTCGAGCCCGGTGCCGCTGAGATGACCATGATCGCGGCGGACTGGCAGATCGAGCATGCGGTGACGGTCGAGGTGAACTTTTCGCGCGAGTTCCCGGACCTGGGCTACACGATGCATCGGTATCGCGACGGCTGGTGGATGATGTGGCACGTCGCGGTGCGGTCGGACTGGATCGGGAGTCACCTGCGGACGGAGGAGGAGCTGCGGGCGTTCATGGGTGGGCAGTTTAATCGCGGGGTGAAGATCAACGGGGCGAGTTATTAGAACCAGCACGCCGCGGTGACGCGATAGCCGGGTCGAGTCGCGCTGAGCTTCAGCCAGGCCCGGGCGATCTTCATCGGCGAGCATTTCAGGGTGATTCCTTTCGGCAGATTCAGCGTGCCGTCGTTGGAATCGTAGGCTCGGACGATGCCTCGGCAGAACCAGAGGGCGATCAGATGGCAGTGCGGTTCGCCTTCCGCGTCGCGATAGCTGAGCTGGAGCAACTCGGTCTCGTACCCGGCGTCCTCCAGGTAACCCACCGCGGCGGACGCATAGACCGCGCACGAATGAGGAAGTGCCTTGGACCGACTCACCGAAGCAGCTTCTCCAGCTTGGCCAGGATGCGGCCGGGCGTGATGGTGGCGAGGACGTCGCACTGGCGGGAGCGGTTGCAGGGACCATGCGCGGGCCAGTGCTGGCCGCCTCGGGCGTGGTGGAAGCAGGGCTCGCAATCGCCGTGGCCAGCCATCGCATGGATGCTGGGCGCGTAGGCGGTGCGCAACTGCCACGGAAACGGGCCGTAGAGCGCGAGGGTGGGGATTTCGAGCGCGCCGGCGAGATGGGTCAATGCCGAATCGGGCGCGATGAGCGCGTCGCAGGTCGCCAGGATGGCGGCGCTTTCGCGGAAGCTGGGCGGCTGCGGAAGTTGGGTCAGGTTGACGAGGCCGGGTCCGGTCTGGCCGCGGATGGAGCCGTGATCGCCGAAGAGGAAGAGTTCGTGGCCCTGGAGAATGATCGACTGGCAGACGTGCTGGCTGAGCGCTTCGGGATAGGTGCGGCACCGGGCGCTGGCGTAGACCTGCATGGCGATGCGCTTCTTTTCGGTGCGCGGGTACTGCGCGCGGGCGGCGTCGAGCTCGGCCGGCGCGATGATGTAGCGCAGGCGCTTGTCGGGCAGGTCGCCCAGGTTGAGGCGCTGGGCGAAGAGATCGACGGCGTGGAGCGTGCGTGAGTCGTCGCCGCGTTCGAGGGCGTTCTCGAGCCAGATTGTGGCGTCGTAGTTGAACCAGGTGTCCAACGGGACGGGGTAGCTGCCCGCGAGATCGACATCGGGATTGTAACCGAAGACCTCGGCGTAGCGCGACCAGCAGGCGACATCGACATGGGCACGCGGCCACCGGCGCTTGATCTCGCGCAGGCTGGGCGTGAGGAACAGGAGATCGCCAAAGCCGCCGGGCCGGACGATGAGGATGCGCTTGTCGTTGTGGTCGGCGGCGGGATTGAGTGGCCGAGTGCCTGACGTGCGCTCGACGTCGACCAGTTCCCGCGCCAGCAGTTCCCCGGCGTTGACGTCCTCCAGCAGGTAACGCTTGCCAGCCGTCAGACCGAAGGCGTCCAGACCGGCCGCCTCCCGAGCGGTTCCGATGTACATTACCGGATACATTATTCATGTTGATTAAATTTGACAAGGACTTTGGTTTCTCGGCAGGATTCGCGCGTGATCCCTGCTCCCAGCGGCTACTCAGGTTCGGGCGAAACTGATCCGTACACGCTGGGGCTTTTGCGCCGGCGGGCACTTTTTCCGCAGGTGGCGCCGATCCCGCAGCAGGCGAATCCGGCGATGATTCATTCGCAGCCGGGCATCGCGTCGGGCGTGGGTGCAGCCCAGTCCGCGACTCGGCAGGGCGGCATGGGCGGCGCGCCGGGCATCGCTCCCGGCCAGGGTTCGACAGGTCAGCCGCAGTCGGGCGTCCCGAATACGCCGCAGGCGGCGATGGCGGCGAATCAGGCCAATATGGGCGTGCGTGCGACCATGAACCAGGAGAATGCCGCCGCCTACGCGAATGACCCGTCGACCATCGCCAGCAATGCGCGGATCGCGGCGAAGAGCGCGGCCTACGAGCAGGGCAACCGGAACACGGTGCAGCAGGCGACGGCGCTTGGCATGGACCCGAGTTCGAGTCAGGACCAGATCCAGCAGAAGCTGAACGGTCCGGTGCACTTGACCGATCCGACTGATCACAGCACGCCTTCCGTGACGCAGCCGATGCCGGCGGGTCAACCGACGGCAGGTGCGGGACTGGCGGGCACACCCACGGTGGCCAAGCAGGTCGGCAATGCGGCGTTGCCGGCCGTCGCCCAGCAGGACGCCGCGCAGAAGACCGCGACAAACACCGCCTACGCGGCAGGTCGCGGCCCGGCTGATCCCTATGTGGTTGCCGCGCAGCTGAAACTCCGGCGCCTTCAACGGCCGGTGACGGCTCGACCGGACCTGTCCCAGGTTGGTTCGTACTGAGCCGACCATGTCTGCGTTCAGCTCTCCTTTTGACGTGGTGGCGGCGCGGCGGGCGCAACTTGCGCAAACCGCCGTTGACCCGACCGCGATCCCGGACACGCCCGATTTCAACACGGAGCGGGCCAGCGCGGACACGCAGGGCGAACTGAACGTCGACGCGACCGCGATGGGGCAGCAGCAGGAGCAGATCGACGCCGCGAAAGCAGCTGCCGCGCAGGCGAAAATCGACCAGGCCAACGCGGCCGCGCAGGCGAAGGCTGACGCCGAGAACGCGAAGGCGAACGGCGTCATCACGCAGGCGCAGGCGGTGCCGGGCCCTTCGGGCGCGCCGATCATCCAGCAGGTGCCGCAGACGAACCCGGACAACACGGTGGCGTATCAGCGGAAGGACTTTGGCATCCAGAGCGTCAATGGCGACCCTTATTCGGTGGCGCGGAATCAGTGGGGCGCGGACATCTACTCCGATCCCTACGATGCGGCGACGGCGAAGCTGGCGCTGAATAAATCCGGCGCGGTGATGGCGCAGCCGCTGGGCAAAGGCGCGAGCGCGCTGCCGCCGAAGGACGTGACGATGCAGGGAGTCTCGATCAGCGACCCATCGACCACGCAGGGTCCGGGGATCAAGTCCGACATTAGCGTCGCTCCCGATTCGGCGCTGAACAATCCTTCGATCCAGGGCGCGATTGACCAGCGTGAGCAGCAGGTGGTTGCGCAGGGCGCGAAGGAGGCCATCGCCGACGGTCCCGGCGCGGATGCCGACGACGCGCAGAGCGCGCTGGCCACCGCCCGGGCCGATCACGAGGCGTCGATCACCAAGCTGGGCGCGGCGCGCGATGCCGCCAAGGCGGCTCTCGGCACGGACGGCTATGATAAGGCGCAGGCCCAACTGAATCAGGCCCAGTCCGACGCCGTGGACAAGGCGAACGCGCTCTCCGCCGCCGCCAAGGCCGCCGCGGCCGCGCAGGATACGGCGCGCCAGGCCAAGGCCGACCCGATCGGCTTCCTCCAAAAAAAAAACGGAGCAGCGCCCGCCGCGGATGACAGCGACGCGCAACCCCCTTCAGGCACCCCCACAACGCAGATAAGCGCAGGGTCTCCTCCCGCATCGTCCCCTGCCCAGCCTGCCCCTCCCTCCCAAGCTGGGGGGGTGCCTGATTCACCTTCGACCGATCCCACGGAAGCGGAGGCGCAGCGGGAGATGGCGGCTGCGGGGATCACTCCCGCGACAGCGCCAACTCCGAGCCCATCCGGTCCCATCGCCGGGGCAACTCCAACTGCACAAACGCCCGCGCCCGATGCGTGGACGAACTTCAAGTTCAGCGACGACCCGGCCCTGGCGGCGCGGCAGAAATCGGCGATCGACGAATACCGTCAGGAACAGCCGGCGATCCAGGCCACGCTGCAGAGCGTCAACGCGATCGGCACGGCGGCGGACGTCATGTCGAACCCGGCCAACGAGGTCGGGCCGGATGGCAAGCCGTTGCCACCACCCCCCCCGCCTCCGCCTCCCCCGCCGGCACCGGTCCCGGGCGGTACGATTCCGCCGAATCCGCTGGCCAGCCAGCCGACGGGCACGGTCCAGGACGCGATCGACCGGTTCGACAAAGCGACTGGGACCGGCGTGGGTCAGGCGATCACCAGCGTCGGACGCATCGCGCAGGACCTCGACCAGTCGAAGGCGAACCCGAGCTATTGGCTGAACAACTTGAGCGATTCGCTGCTGGGCACGCACACGCTGGAAAAGGAGGCGCAGGGCGACCAGCAGGTGATCGACAAGGGCAAGACGGTCGAGACGAACGCGCAGGACTACATCACCGACCCGACGAAGGACAAATCGATCCTGGCGCGCGGGGCGAGCTTTGCGGGCAGCATGGCGCCGTTCATCGCAGCGGGTCCGGCTGCGCCGATCATGGGCGCGTTGTCGATGAAGGAGTCGGGTCGAGAGGCGGCGAAGGACAAGGGCGCGAGCGATACCTCCGCCGAGGTTGCCTCCACCGCGATCGGAGTCGTGGGAGGCGGCGCGATGGCGTTGCTGGGGCCGACCGCAGGCAAGCTGCTGAACCGCGTGGTGGGTGGCGCGGCGTCGGGCACGTTCTCGAAGCTGATCCTGACGCCGCTGCTGAAAGCACCGGGCGCAAGCGATACGCTGCCCAAGGCCGCCTACAACTTCGTGCTGGGCTCGGCGCAGAAAGGTTTCCGCACCGCGGCGGACTTGGCCGTCCTTAACGGCGCGACCAGCGCGATCTCGAACTGGGCGGGTGCGGCCTCCGGCGGCGATCCGTCGAAGCAGACGAACAGCGTGTCGGCTGCGTTCGACAATTTTACCGACAACGTGCTGTTCGGGAGCTTCCTGCACGCGCCGGAGATGGCAGCGACGGAGGGCAATAACGCGCTGGTCAATCAGGCGGTGAAGACCGAGGGGGCCAAGGCGCAGTTCATCCGGCAGACGGCCAACACGTTCGGCGCGATCGATGCGAGTCCGAACCTGACGCCGGCGCAGCGAGCCGACGCCAAGGACCAGGCGCTGCATTTCCTCTCGCCCGACGTCAAGGCGACCGTGCTGGCGCACGTGAACAACGTGGCCGACGCACAGGCGCAGATGGGTCAGGTGATCACGGGCGCGCGGAAGACGCTGGCGGGATTGCAGCCCGCCGATGGCAACGTGGCGCGGATGTCGGACCAGGAGCTGCAATCGCGGCTGGCCGATCCGACGCAACTCGAGGACCACCAGGCGACGCCGGAATATCTCGGCAAGCTTCAGGCCGAGGCCGCGCGGCGCCAGCAAATCCAGCAGGTGCAGGCTGACGCGCAGGGCAAACTTTCGGGCATTGCCGCCGACCTGGATGGCGCCACGTCAGCGACCCAGGAACTGGCGAAGCAGCCCGGCGGCACCGAGGCGTTGCGCGGGTTGAACGCCTACAACGCGACACTGGACCCGTCCGCACCGCGAGCCGATGCGCGCGACCTGCAGGCGGCGAGCGATCTTTCTCCGCTGGTCGATCCGACCAAGACGGTGCAGCCGGGCGCGGAGCATTACCTGCCGGTGACGCAGCAGATCGGCGCGCTGCCCGATCCTGACGCGCAGGCGGCGGTGACCGCGGCGTTCAAGGCGGTGAACGGCCGTTCACTGACCGATGACGAGCGCGCGCTGGTGGTGGGCGATCCGGCGAAGGGCGTTCCGCCGCAAGTGCTGGACTCCAACACGCAACAGCCGTTCGTGAAGCCGGGTCCGGCGAAAGGCAGCCTGATCCTCACCGACGCCGGCATCGCGCGCATCCGGCAACTGGTGCCGAGCGCGGCGGACGTGCTGCCGCGGAGCGAGCAAAGCCAGTTGGAAGCGCAGTCGGGTGGAAAGAATGCACGGAAAACCGGTCAGGATCGTGGCGTTTCCGACGCTCCGCCGAATGGCGCATTTGACACGGGTAGTTCGGGTATGACCCCAACTCCTCCTCCCCTGCCCAACCCGAAGTTCACCAACGTCACTGACGAAACCCTGGGCGTGCGCCGCGACAGCCTGGCCGCGGTTAAGGCCGCCGCCGAGCAACGCGGAGCGCGGTTTGCGCCGAGCGGCCAAGCCGCACTCGATGAGATCAACGCGGAGATCGCCCGTCGCCAAAGCGCCTCGGTCGCGACCACGCCGCGAGCGGCGCCTGGCGCCAAGGCCGGTGCCAAGGCCGGCGCCGAGATCGATTACAGCTATCCCGGCGCGGACGGAAAGCCGGTCGCGAGCCGCGGCGAGGTCACCGAAGTCCACCCCAACCACTATCGGCTCGTGGACGTCAACGACGGCACCGAGCGCGCCGTGCCCATTGCCCATGAAGTCGAGCAAACCGTTCCCGCTGCACCCGAAGCCGAAAAGCCTGCACCTGTGGCAGGAGAACCGTCGGCGGCTGGCAGCGGAGGGGATGCGGCGCCTGATCGCGCAGCTGGGGGAACTGAGGCGGAAGGAAGCCTTCCAGGCATCGCGCCTGAGTCGATCACGCCCGAGCTGAAAGGGACGGCTGATCTGGTGGGGCGCCTGTACCAGAAGTTCAAGGCGGTGGCGGATCGGCTCGGCGTGAAGGAGTTCTCGGCGGCGACGCATGGGGGTGGGATCGGCTTGGCGGTTGATCCGAACGATCTGACGAAGATCCAGCTCGATCTGCCCCGGCTTGCCAAGCAGCTCGCGAAGCTGTCGCCCGACGCGGCTGCGGCGCGCCTCGAGGAAGTGCTGGACGAGGAGCTGGAACATGTGGCGCTCGACAGGGCGGCCGGCGAAGGGGCGGACGGACACTCCCGCGAGCGCGCGGATGCGGCCTTCGCGCGGGTGTGGCTGAAGGCGAGCAAGGAGCAGCGGGCGACGGCGATCAAACTTTACGACCAGGGCGCGTCATCGTTCTTCCTGGATGGCGAACGGCCTTCGACCGGAGTGCTCGACACGGCCTCCGACGCGATCCGCGGCCGCGAGCTGATGCGGATGATCTCGCAGCTTCAACGCCGCGGGCGCACGAGCGAGGCGGTCGAGCTGATGACGCCGGAGACAAAGCCGCTGTTCCAGAAGCTCATCGACTATTTGCGGAAGGTGCTGCCGCTGAAAGACCCGGCGGCGCAACGGATGCTGGCGCGGGCGGAGCAACTGCGGAACCTGCACCCGGACGATTCTGCCGACGGCGAGAATGCGTCGAAATCGCAGCGCGCCGACGTGGCGCTGGCGAACGGCGACAGTCTGCCGGCGAAATACGAACTGGCGGAGCTGGGCGACCTGCAGGCGAGTCATCGCAACGGTGCGCCGAATCCCGATTACCCGGCGGGGCTGAACGAGCGGGACTACTCGCTCCCGCAGGAACGGGAGAAGAACGAGGCGATGGCTTCGCAGTTCGACCCGCGGCGGGTGCTGACCGACAACCCGGACGCGGTCAATGGTCCACCGATCGTGGACCAGAACGGGCTCGTGCTGGGCGGCAACCGGCGAACGATTGCCCTAGGCGATCCGCGCGCCTATGGGCGGTATCGCCCGGCGCTGGAGCAGCAGGCGTCCCGGTTCGGTGTCGATCCGGAGCAGGTCCGGTCGATGAAGCAGCCAGTGCTGGTGCGCCGCGTGCAGGCAACCCCTGAGCAGCGGCCCGAGCTGATCCGGCGCCTGAACGAGACGCCAACGGGCGGGATTGATCGCGCGAATGATGCGGTCAGCGCCGGGAAGCAGCTTTCGCCCGACCTGGTGCGGACGGTGGGCGACCTGTTCCAGAGCGATCCCGACAAGACTCCTTTGCAGCACCTGACCGACGGCGACACGAAATCGCTGGCGCAGGGTCTTCTGGACGCCGGGGCGATTCGTCCGAACGACCGCGAGAAGTACGTCGCGCCAAACGGCAACCTGACCCCGGAGGGCGCGCGGTTCGCGCGGACGGTGCTCCTGGGCGGCGTAGTGCCGGACGCGCAACTGTTGCGGTCGGTGGAAGGCACGCCGACCGAAACGAAGCTGCTGAACGGGCTGAGCCCGCTTTACACGGCGCGGTCCCGCGGCGTCGACCTGACTCCTCTCACGGAAGCGGTGCGGCTGGAGGCCGACCGGCAGCGCAACGGAATCAAGACGGTGCAGGATCACCAGGCGCAGGGCGCGCTGGATGGGATCGGCGCGGAGGGATCGGAGCCCGCGAAGAACGTGCAGACGATCCTCGGCAACATTTCGGCGCGGGACGCGCGGCGGGCGTTGACCAGCCTGCAAGGCATCGTGGCGCCGCTGGAGCCGGGTCAGACCGGGCTCTTTGGCGAGACGAACCGGAAATCGATCGGCGACATTTCTCCGGGTGAGGCGTTGCAGGTGGTGCGGACGTCCAAGTCCATCGGCAAGGCGGCCCGCGGTCTGGGCGAAGCGGTGGCGGGCGCGGAGGTGCACCTGGATCAGACGCTGACGCCCGACAACGAGGCGGTGAAGCGCGGCATCCTGCCGCCCGGTACCTACAGCCAGGCGAAGTTTCACGAGGCGCTGATCAGCCACTTTCTTTCCAAAGCCGAACCGGTGACCGGGCGTAAGCCGGAGGTCGTGTTGCTCGGCGGCGGCGGTGGCGCGGGCAAGACGTCGATCCTGAAGAAACTGCAGGCGGAGGGAAAGATTCGCAGCTCGGGGCATGTGGAGGTCAACGCCGACGAATTCAAGACGCTGCTGCCGGAGTACGAGGCGAAGGTCAAGGCTGGCGATCGTGCAGCCGCACGCGACGTCCACCACGAATCGGCGTTCCTGGCGCGAGAACTGGCTGCCCGTGCGATGCAGGACAAACGGGATTTGATCATCGACGGGACGATGAAGTCGAAGGAAAGCGGGCTGCAGCTGATTCGTCGGATGAAGGACGCCGGGTACAAGATCGATTTTGTGGGCGTCACAGCGGACCCGGCTGAGGCAATCCGGCGGGCAGAGGAGCGTGGCGACAAGACTGGGAGGTTCGTTCCAACCGAGGATTTAGCTCGAGCCCACAGCGGTTTCAACGAGGCGTTGCCCTCATACCTCCGGGCGTTGCAGGACGGCGGCCACACCGCGCGTGTTTTCGACAACAGCGGGGCGACGCCCCAGGAATTGCCCGTTGAGGAAATCCGAAATGAAACGTATACTCCCATTAGTGAAAGAGCGCGCTACACCCACCCAGCCGAATCCCCCCGAGGATCGGAAGTGGCCGGCGTTCTACACTCCGGCGACGATCGCGGAGCACCTGGCGGCGGAGAAGAAGGCGGGCAAGAAGCTGATCCCGCTGACCGACGAGGAGCATCACTTGATGATGACCAGCGACTTCGACCCGGACCCGGGCGTCCCCTACGGGGTCCTGGACTAGACTCTACCGCGCACGGCGCGGCGATCCCCGACCTGTTCGAGCGCCCGGCGACGGACAAACCGCAGACCCGGCCCGATGAGGCGCCGCTGACGCGCACGCAGGCGCTGAACGTCTATCGCAAGCTGAGCCCGTTGCGGGCGGATGGGACCATCAAGCCCGCGCAATCGGCGGCACTGGAACGTGCTGAGAAGGCGCTGGGCCAGTCGTTCATTCCCGGCACGGAGCAAGCGGGCGGCCAGAAGCCTTCACGCGAGGAGGCCGCGAGTGAAGAAAACAGCCCGAAATTGCAATCGAGGCCCGGCGATGTGCAGCAATCGATGTTCGACACGGGGCGCGACCAGGACCGGGGCCAGCAACTGCTGTTCGCGGCCGCGGTGCAAAAGCCGCTGGCGAAGTACATGGATGCGCTGGAGCAACGGCAGGCAGCGTTGCCGGAGCCGGTGGAAAACCGGCTGAACTTCGCGGATGAGTACCGAACCGACTTCGGCACGCTCCCTTCCCCGGCGCTGGAGGCGCTGGCGCGGCCGTTCGCGCGGGATGCCGGAGGCACCGGCGAAAACCCGGAGGCGACGCCCCATGGACGGTTCCATGCGCATCTTGATCTGGCCGACCGAATGGCGCGCAAGTTTCACAACGTCCCGGGGGTCGAGCCGGACGACGTGCGACAGGAGGCGCGGCTGGCGCTCTACAATGCTGCGCAGGACCACGATCCCGCGGTGGGCACACCGTTCCGCAACCAGGCGGCGCACTACATCCGCAATTCACTGATCGACCGGTATCGGTCGCAGTCGCGACGGGCGGTCGAGCAGCCGACGCTGGACGAACCCGTGGGACGCGACCGCGACGGGCTGCAGACGACGGGCAAGGATCTGGTGCGGGATGGCTCGCCGGTGCCTGGCGAAGCCACGGCCCAGGCTGATTCGCACGACATCCTGCGGTCGGCCGTGTCGAGTCTGCCATCGCACCTGCACGACGTGATGAACGATCTTCTGGCGGGCAAGAGCCAGGCGGAGATCGCCCGGGATCGGGGCGTCAGCGCCCAGCGGATCAACGCGCAGGCCAAGGTCGGGCTGGACAAGCTGCGCGAGCATTTCACGAAGCAGGGCATCGGCGCGCGGGATCTGATCGGTGGCGCGGAGGTCCACACGCCCGACGAGAGCGAATTGCCGGGCGCGGAGTTGATCAAGCCGGAGGACGTGACGATCGATCATGATGGATCGACTTGGACCGAAGCGAAGGACAACTACGATCCTGACGACGCGGCGACGTGGCCGTTCGCTAACGCGGACGAGATCGACACCTACAAGCAGGCGGTCGATGGCTTTGACAAGGACGACCCGGACACGTGGGACGATTTCCTGCCGGCGGAACTGGCCGGCGAGCACGGCAACATCACCGACGCGGCCGATGAGGCTGACAGCCTGGCTAGCACGCTGGAGGCGCAGGAGGGAATTTCGCCCGCGGTGCGCGAGGCGGCGCGGAAGCTGGAGCAGTCGATCCGCGACCAGGTGAAGGACACGGTGCTGCCGGTGGCGGAGCGGAACTACAACTACGCGAAGCGGGTGGTGGACGATGCGCAGGCCAAGGCTGACGCCTACTTCGCGGACTCCAATGATCCCGACGTGCAAATGTCGCGCCGGGACATCGATGAACCCGACACCTGGCCGAAGGAGTGGAGCGACGAGTACGATGCGGCCCAGAAGCAGGCTGGCCTTGCGGACGATGATTACGGCCCCGCGCGCAAGATGATCAACGACGTCTTCGATGCGAAGCACGGGCCGGAGATCGAGGCGGCGAAGGAGCGCGTGGCCGCGAAGAACACCGAAGCATCGAAAGCATCGGGAGAATCGCAGGGCACGTTGTACGGCGCAGCCGTCGACGATCCGCCCACCATTGGCAAACGCCTGTTCGGCGACAACGCGTTCCTGCGGGATGACGTGGCGCCGACGGTGCAGGCCATTGCGGAGACGTTCACCTCGGCGGGCGATTCGCTGATGAAGACCTACGCTCCGGCGCTGCGCGGGCTCGAGGCGAAGCACACCGCGAACATCCTGCGACAGAACCTGACCGAGATCGCGCGCAACCGGGATCACGCGGAGGCGGCACTGCGCAAGGCGCGGACGTTCTTTGAGGGCCGGCCGGTGCAGGACAACCTCGACTTTATTCACGCGATCGAGACGAACGGCGGGATTAAGGATCCGGCGTTGAACGAGATCGCGCAGACGATGCGGCGGATCAATAACGCGCGGCGGGATGCCGTGCGGGCGCTGCCGACGGGCGTCTTCAAGAGCTTCATCGAGAATTATTTCCCGCACATCTGGAAGGGCGGCGAGGTCGAGGACAGCGAGGCGGCGCGCAAGTTCCTGAAGAAGATCGAGAGCTCGCGTGCGTTCCTCAAGCACCGGACGATTCCGACGATCCAGGACGGCATCGCGCGTGGTCTGACACCGGTATCGTTCAACCCGGTGGACCTGTTCCTGATGAGGTGGGGCCAGATGGACCGGTTCGTGGCCGGACAAAAGACGCTCGGGATGCTGAAGGACATGGGCATCGCGCAGCATTTCCCGAACGAGGAGGACGCGCCGCTCGGCTGGACGCGGATCGACAAGCGCATCGGGCTTTCGGAGGAAGAAGTGCCGGTGAAGACCGAGGGGGACCAGATTCCGGGTCTTGAACAGCCGCCCAAGACCGTGCGCAAAAAGGTGCCGTACTACGCACCGACGCAGGCGGCACAGGTGCTCAACAACCATCTCTCGCCCGGGCTGCGCGACAAGGCGTGGTATCGCGGCATCGTCGGAGCGGGCAACGCGCTGAATCAGGCGCAGCTTGGGTTCTCGGCATTCCACCTCGGCTTTACCAGCGTGGACGCGGCGACGTCGAAGCTGGCCTACGGGCTGGAAGAGCTGGCGGCGGGACGACCCGCCCACGCGCTGAAAGCCTTCGCGCAGGCACCGCTGCAACTCGGCAGCGTGTTTCACCTGCTCGCCGGCCGCATCTCGCCGTCGCTGGACACGGTGGGCGGCAAGATGCACCGGGAATGGATGAATCCGGGCAGCCAGTCGCCGGAGATTCAGCGGCTGGTTGAGTCGGTGATCAAGGCCGGCGGCCGCGTGCAGCAGGACCCGCTCTACAACAACCGGGCGTGGGAAGGCTTCAAAGGCGCGATGCGCCGCGGAAACTACCTGGGCGGGGCGCTGCGCGCGCCGTTCGCCTTGGTGGAGCGGGCCTCGGCGCCGATCATGGAGTACGTCGTACCGCGCCAGAAGCTATCGGTGTTCGCGGACATGGCGCGCATGGGCATGGAACGGTTGGGCCCGGGCGCGAGCGATGAGCAGGTGCGTGACGTCATGGCGAAGGCGTGGGACTCGGTGGACAACCGGATGGGGCAGGTCGTCTACGACAATCTTTTCTGGAACAAGGTCGCAAAGGACCTGGCGCTGGCATCGGTGCGATCGGTCGGCTGGAACCTCGGCACGTTCCGCGAGCTGGGCGGAGGTGCGGTGGATTGGGGCAAAGCGGGCGTGGCGGCGGCGATGATGAAGCGGCCGGAATTCACGCACCGGATGGCCTACACGATGGCGCTGCCGCTGCTGACGGGCACGATCGGCGCGCTGGTGCAGTACCTCTACACCGGGCAGGCGCCACAGGAACCGCGCGACTACTTTTTCCCGAAGACGGGTGAGAAAGACGAGACGGGCCACAACGTGCGGCTGGCGCTGCCGAGTTACATGAAGGACGTCTACGGCTTTCAGCACGACCCGGTGCACACGCTCACGAGCAAGATTCACCCGATGTTCTCGGCGGTGGCGCAGATGCTCCAGAACAAGGATTACTACGGGACGGAGATTTCGCACCCGGGCGATCCGCTCTGGCAGCGAATCCTGGACGAGGGGGGATTCGCCGCGAAGCAGTTCCTGCCATTCTCGATCACCGGCCAGCAGAAGATGCAGAAGTCGGGGCAGTCGCTGGCGAAACAACTGCTGCCGTTCGTGGGCGTCACGCCGGCGCCGGGCTACGTGGACCAGAGCCCGGCCGAGGAGATGGCGGCGAAGTTCGCGGCGGATCGCGCACCGACCGGCTCGCAGACCAAGCAGGCGTTCGACCAGCGCCAGGCGCGCAACCTCCTGCTGAACCAGATTTCCAAGGGCGACAATTCCGGCATCCCGGCGGCGGTGAAGGCGGGAACGGTGAAGCCGGGCGAGATCGCTGGCTTGCTGCGGGAAGCTCGGCAGTCGCCGCTGGAGCGACGGTTCACGCACCTGACGGCAGAGGAAGGCGCGAAGGTGTTCGAGGTCGCCACGCCGACGGAGAAGGCGATCCTGAAGCCGATGCTGCTGAGAAAAATTCAGGTGGCGGCTCAGCGCGGAACACTGCCCGACAAGCGCCTGCTGAAAGAAATTGCATCCACTAATTGATTTAGCTATGCAAATAGTGCATGGCATTAGTCGTCTCCACTCCGCAGAAGCCAGACTATCCTGACGGCGGGGAGAACACGCATGATGCGCCGCCGTTGCCGGCGGGGTCGAGTCCAAAGCCGACGCTGAAGCCGCCGGGATCGAGCCTGGCGATGACTGAGGACCAGTTGACCACGCTGGTCGAGTACGTCTGCAACAAGGTCGACGAGCTGAAGAAGGAGAAGCACGACCATGGCTGGGACCGCGAGCGGGACGACTACATCGACCAGCACGAGGACGAATTCAAGTTCCGCGAAAAGGAAGAGGGCTCGATCTTCCGCGACTCGAACCTGAGTTTCAACCAGTCGCGGAGGAACACGCTGCCGATCGTGGCGCGACTGACGAAAGATTATCTCGCGGTCGATGGGTTTTACGCGATCGAGCCGACGCGCCTGACCGACCAGAGCCTGGCGCCGCGCATCCAGAATTATTCGAAGTACAAGCTGGGCCGGTCGAACCTGCGGGCCTGCCTGCTCGAGGCCATCGACCGGGCGGCGGTGGTCGGCGAGCGCGTCGTGAAGATCACGCACGCGGAGCGGTCCTCGTTCTACAAGGAGACCGACATCGTGCTGGTGGACGAGACGGGCTCGCCGGTGCGGACCAGCAAGGGCGATGTCATCTACTCGACGGACGAATGGGTCGCGCCGCAGACGGAGCAGGACGACATGCAGAAGCCGCTGACCTTCGTGCAGGGCATCGTGGCGGCGATTTTCCCGGCGAAGGGACCGCTGGTGCTGAAGAAGGACCCGACGGTGGCCAAGCCGGACAAAGAAAAGTACGTGAAGTGCACCTACCCGATGAAGCACGTGGCTTACGCCGGGCCGGACTGCTCGGGGGTTCACCACAAGGATTTCCTGTGCGGGTTGCGGGAGAAGGACGTGCAGACGGCGCCGATCATCGCGCATCTCTACGACCTGGACGTGACCGCGGCGATCGAACGGTACGTGATTCCCTACCAGCCGGCCGACCTGGACGACCCGATGGAGAAGGCGTTCATGCTGGACCTGATGTCGCGGGTGAACGCGCTAAAGAATGAGGACAACACGGCTAAGTCGGCCACGCTCCGGCCGCACCGGGAAGATCACGAGATGGCGGAGCCGGCCCAGGACGATTTCCACGCGCTGACGCAGCTGGCCGAGGCGTACCTGTCGCTCGACGTGGATGGGGACGGGATCATCGAGGAGATTTGCATCACGGTCGACCTGAAGAACCGGTTCGCGTACGACTTCGATTACACGCCGAACGTGGTCCACCCCTCCCTCGGGCGCCCGTTCCGGGTGATTCGCACCCTGCCGTTGGTGGACCGCTGGTACGGGATTTCCGAGTACAAGGTTAACCGACACAAGCAGTGGTTTATCGACTGGTCGTTGAACCGGCTGGTCTACGACGCCTCGCTGGCCGGGAAAATCCGCGGCTACAACCCGAAGGCGGCGGCGGGCTGGGACCGCAATCCACCCGTCCCGGGCGACGTCTGGCACAAGTTCGAGGACCCGGAGCTTTTCGAGAAAGGCGTCGTCACCATCGAGATGCCGACGCTGGACGACAACACGTTCCAGTTGATGCAGACGATGATGCAGGCGAGCCAGGCGGAGCGGGGCAACCTGGCGCCAGGCGGCGATACGATCTCGAACCTGCCGTCATCGAAGCTAAAGTATGGGATTGAGGCGATCCAGCGCTCCGGCGACGAGCTCTATGCCCTCACGGCGATTCTGATCAAGGAACCGCTGATGTCCGTGGTCGACGCGGCCATGAAGACGATGCTGGCCCACATGGACGAGGTGGAGGAGTACGAGTTCACGGAGGGGGATCACACGCTGTCGGACACCATGAACCGGAGCGAGATCGAGGACTTGAAGTTCAACGTCTCGCTGGACCTGACGCTGGCGCGCGGCGACCAGATCGTGGAGCAGAACGAGGCGGCGATGGACAAGGTGGTGGCCTACCTGCAACAGCCCGCTTTCATGCAGGCGGTCACGCGGCCCTTTCTGTTGCGCTACTTGCGGGCGATGGAGATTCCCGATCCGGACAAGGCGCTGCCCACGCCCACGCCGGAGGCCATTGCGGCGTCATTGCAGCCTCCCCAGCCGCCGCAGGGGCCCGGTGGGCCACCGCAACCCGGCGGCGCTCCCGGCGCGCCCATGGCGCCTCCTCCGCCCGGACCGACGCCAAGTCAGATGCCGACCCAGCCCGCGGCCAACCCCCCACTCCCTTCCGCGGCGGCTGATGCCACGGCAGGCCCGGGCACGCCAGGCCCTGCGCCCAAGCTTGTATGATCACTGTTCCGAACGCCCAGCGCCCATCGAAAGCCGAGGCACCCGAGGATGTCCTCGACCGCATCCACGCCCTGCGAACAGACCGGAATTTTCAATGGTTCATGGACAAGGTGCGGGCGAAGCATCTGGACCAGCAGAAGGCGGCACTTGATCACCGAAGCTCGGAGAAGGACACGTACGAAGCACGCATGCGATATTCTTCATTAGATGATATATTAAGCTTGCTTGACTATTTGGAATCTGTGATGAAGGATGAGCTGGCCAAGAAACCGTAACCATGTCGCTTTTCACCGCTCTCTACCAGCTTCAGGACAAGCTCGTCCAGGCTGGCCGCGCTTTCGGGGGCGAGCCCACGCTGTCGGTCATGAGTCGCGCGCTGGTGCGAAGGGACAACACCTCGGCCCTGCAGGCGGACGATCTCAATGCGGACACGGTGACGATGTTGGGCATCGAGCCGAATGCCGCCAACGGGCCGGTCAAGCTGGGCTCGGATGGGAAGCTGCCGGCACTGGATGGATCGAACCTGACCAACGTTTCGGGTGGTGGCGGATCAAGTCTGCCGCTTTCTGGCGGCACGATGTCGGGCGACATCAACATGGACGGGAACAGCATTGATGATGCGGCGAATATCGGGACGGCCGCTGCCGCAGCGCTCGATACCGATCCCACGATGGCGGCCGACAGCGACACGCGCGTGCCGAGCCAGGCGGCGGTCCGGGCCTACGTGGCGGCTAGTTCAGGTTCGCTTGGATACACCTACGAAGCTGTCCCCAACTACGGGGATGGCGTCTCTTGGTTGTCGCAGCCGGGCACGAAGGAATGGATCGACACCTACAACCATCCCGATGGCGGCGTGTCGGGGATTTTCTCCGTCATACTTCAGGGCGACCTCGACGGCACTTTTTCCGGTCCCTATTTTTTTGGGGACTTCGGCAGCCAGCTAGGTTTTATCGACGCGGACTCCTCCGGATCGGTGGTGGCCAACTGGCAGCAGAGCGCCTGGACATGGACGCCAATCAGCGGGCCTGCCTCGAGCCTGGATGGATTTTACGCCAACCCCGGCACGCCCATCTATTTCGGCGGCGGACCCGCCACTCCGATCACCTCGACCATTGGCACTTCCGGCAATCCGATCACGGGCCGCTTCATCACGATCACGCCCGGCGGCAACGGCATCTGGGTGATCAGCAACGGCGCATCCGCCGTGAATGGCCAATCCGTCCTCCTTTCCAGCTCGCCCACGAGCACTCAGCCGAACACCCGCTACATCATTGGCAACACGGGAGGCATGGCCGTCCCGCTGCCCACCACCGCCTCGCTGGGCGATACCTTCGAGGTAATCGGTCATTACACATCGTGGACCATCACGCAGGCGGCGGGGCAGCAGATTCTATGCGGATCGACCTCTCCCTCATCCACGACCATGGGCACCAGTGGTTATGTCGCCAGCGCCACTGCAACCTCCAGCGCCCGGCTCGTCTGTGTGGCTGTTAACACCTGGGTCATTACCTCGCATGAGACTGCTATCACCCTGCACTAACTCCAACTATGAAAATCTCTGTTCCACCCCCCACTCCACGGCCCCTACCAACACCGACGCCTCAAGTCCTCGACCTCGGGAGCGACACGCCGCCCATCGTTATTGATCTCGATGACCCGTTGAACTTGATCGCGAAAGCCGGTGTCCGCGATGCGAGCGGGAAGGTCGTCTACCGTTTCATCGTGTACTCCGGCGCGACCTACACCGCGGCCGGGGACTATACCCAGGCGCAATTCAACACGGCCGCCATGGCGATTCTGAATGGGATGCTGGCACCGGCGAGCTGATCATGGAAATCCTGCTGATCGAGGACAACCGCGAGCACGCGGTGCTGATCACAGAAGCGGTGCGTCGCGATCCCAAGATCAACGCGACCGTCCGCCATGTTGAAACGATGACGGAGGCGCGGGCGGCGCTGGCTGCCGGGTGTTTCCAGCTCTTCATCCTGGATGTCAGCCTCCCGGACCTCAGCCCCTCCACGATGCCCGCGGCGGTTCGCGAACTTAGTTCCCACGGACCCGTCATCGTCATGACGGGATCGGAGGACCCGAAGGGCTGCCTCGCCGCGATGGATGCCCACGCCGCCGACTACATCGGCAAGGACGTCCTGAGCGACCATCGATTACTCGGCCTCAAGATTCTGCGCGCGGTGAGCAGGCATGCATCACCGGGACTGGCTGACGGCGTCTTCGACAAGCAAATCGAGATCGCCGAAATTCGCGCCTCGATCACCACCACGATCGATCAGAACAAGGACATCCTGGAGAAGGTCGGCGAGGTGAAGGTCTTGGCCACGGCAACGAATGGGCGCGTGGGAAAGCTCGAGTCCTGGAAGGCGGAAGAGATCGAGCGGCAAGCCAAAGAGCGGCAGCAGCTCGCCGATCAAGCGGCTTACGGCCGGGGCGCCTCCGACGCGGAGAACGCGGTGAAGCAGGCTCGCGCGGAATTCTCGAAACGCCTGCGCGACATCCTCGGCTTGCTGGTCCTTGCGGCGTCCACCATCTCCGCGATCGTCGCCGCGATCACCTTCCTTTTTCACCTGGCCACCGAACACCTCAAGTAACTCCTACCATGACCCTGACCCTCCAACCACCACCACGCGGCACCGGCCTGATTCTGCTGGTGCTCGCGTTCATCCTGATTTGCGTGCTGACCGGATGCTCGCCGACACAGCGCATGGCTGACGCCGAGAAGAGCCAGTCCGCCGCCATCTCGCACGAACGCCAGGGCGACGACCGCCTGGTGGCCACCTACAAGGCGAAGCTGGCCAAGGCGGCCGATCTCAACCGCGAAATTGGCGATGCCATCGCCTCGCCGCTGCCCACCGGGCTGCCCGTGGCCACGCAGCTCCTCTCGCTGCAGTACAACCTGACGGGCAACGCCGAGACCGCGGCGGACCTGCTCCAGCGCCAGGTCGACGTCCTGCTGAAGGACGACAACGCCGCGCATGCGCAGCTCGCGACCATGGGCGGCGACGTGAACAAGCTGAACGCGGACCTGCGCACGCAGACGGCGGCGCTGGCCGAGGAGCGGATCAAGACCGACGCGGCGACCGCCAAAGCTACCGCGCTGGCCATGTCCTTCGCCGCCGAGGCGGAGGCTTACTCGCACCTGAAATGGACTGTCGGTTTCTGCATCGCCGGCGTGGTCCTGGTCGTCGGCTTCTTCATCGCCGCGCGGCTCGGAGTGCTGGGCGCCGGACTGGCCGCCAAGGCCGCGCTGCTCTGATTTCCAACCTCAAACCGAAAGCATCCCCATGAACGTCGCCGCCATCGAAACCGAAGCCAAAGTCATCGCCGCCAAATTCGTCACCGAATACGGCGTCGTTACCCGCGCCATCGTCGCGCATCCGAAGACCGCCGCCATTGTGGTCTTCATCCTCGGCGCGGTACTCGGCCACGTGCTCTGATGCACTACCACCACCGCACGGACGGTGGGCGCCGGCTTCCGCGTCACGAGGAGATCGCGGAGGCGGCGTATTTTCTCTGGGAGTCGCAGGGGCGACCAGGGGGCCGGGACGTTGAGTTCTGGCTGCACGCGGAGTGGCGCCTGCGCTGGCGCGCGCATCGGCAGCCGGTCTACGGGATCTTCACATGAAGGAGAGCGACAAGCTTTGGAAGCACTCCGCGAAGCTGCAAGCCGCTCTCGTCGCCGGGATCGTCATCGTCTGCATCTGGGTCACGAACCTGCACGACGAGCAAATCGTGCTGCGCGTGCTGGCCATCTGCGAGGCGGTGGTTATCGCAGCCATCGGCGGGCGCGTGAGCATGCAGGTCGGACAAACGATCATGGACGGTATCCAGCAGATGAAATCCGCCTCCACAGACATTCAGGTGCTCACCGAGCGCCGCGAAGGCGCCGCGAAGGCTTTCCAAGATGACGATGGACCGCTCGTTCCTTGACGGCTTCGTGCTCAAGTGGGAGTGCGACTGGCCACGCCGGCGCGATGGCGAGCTGACCGTGGACCCGGACGATCCCGGCGGCGCGACGCGCTGGGGCATCGACCAGTCGAGTCACCCGCATGTGGACGTGCGCAACTTGTCTTACGCCGATGCCGTGGCCATCTACGCTTCGGAATGGACCGCGGACGGCTGCGATTCGCTGTCCGACAAGGTGGCGCAGGTCCAGTTCGACGCGGCGATCAACTGCGGACTGTCGCGCGCGCGCACCTTCCTGAGCGGGACCGACTGGTCAGCCGCCATCGATGCCCGCGATGCGTTCTACCGCCGTCTGGCGGCGGCCCGTCCGCGCCTGGCCAAGTTCCTGCCCGGTTGGCTCAATCGGACAGCCGATCTTCGCCATTTCCTGGCCGGCTGAGCATTGTTCCACGTGGAACAACCATTCATTGTCCACATTATTAGTTGACATGAACAGTTAGGTGTCCTACAAACGCGCTGTGAACAATCCCAAGGCTGAGGCGTCTGCCCAATCTACGGAGAAGCAAACGTCCGCCGATCCCAAGCCGGATGCGGTGGTGAGCAAAGAATTAACCCCGGAACTTTTGCAGCTCGCCGAAGAAGGCGGCATCGAGGCAGTTCGGGAAGCACTGAAGAGTGGCGCCACGCCCTCTGCAGCCGCGCCCGCGCCCGACGCCAAGCCCCAGGCAGCTCCAGCCCCCCAAGTTACCGATGCGCCCCCGGCTCCCCCTGAGACCGCGGCGGCCGAGCTGACGCCGGAAGGCGAGGCTCCTGCTGCCGAGACCGAAGAGACGCCGGAAGAGCCGCCGCCCGCCGCCACGCCCGAGGTCGACGAACCCGAAGAGAAAGGCATCCCGAAACGGATTCGCCTGGATTCCGAGAAGTTCACCGACACCGAGCGCCATGCGGCGCGGCTGGTCAAGGAAGGCGTGTTCAGCAACCTGTCCGAAGCGTTGACTCACCTCACCGCGAAGGCCACGCCTGCCACGACGACCACGACCCAGCGCCAGGATCTGCCGGAAGCGGCGGAACTGGCTGCGGCCAATCAGCGCGTCGAGACTTTGACGAAGCAGTTGGAAGACGCCACGAAAGCGGCGGATTTCGACCAGCAGTCGAAACTATTTCTCGAACTCCGCAAGGCAGATCGAGACGTGGTGGTGGCGGAGCGCAAAGCGGAAGCCGCGCAATCCTGGCAACGGAATTTCGATACCTCGGCGCAACGCGCCCGGGTGGAGTATCCCGAAGCCTCGCGCACCGACAATGCCTTCGGGCTCGCGGTGATGGGACGTCTGGCCAACATGGCCCCGAACGATCCCCTCGCCAACGATCCCGACCAGGCGTTCAAGGTGACGCAGGAAGTCGCGAAGATGCTCGGCATCAAGGCCCGCTCCGAAGCGGCCGCCACTCCGCCCGCCGCCACGGCCGCCGTCCCTGCGACGCAGCCCGCAAAGGTTCCTCAACCGAAGAAAGCACCGGTCCCCGGGTCAGCCCGGACCGTCGTGCCCACCACCCAACCGGAAGAGGAATACACCAAACGGGCGCGGGAACTTCTGGGCGACGAGGCTCACGTCCTCGAAGCCCTGACTTAAGTCCCCGCGACACTGGCGTTTCCCCTTCCCCATCCCGGAAGGAATCACCCCTATGGCAGTCGATAACATGCTGGTCAACGACTATGCAACGTTGACCACGAATTACCCTGGCGCCGAGCAGCAGAACTGGTCCCAGGTCGCGCTTGTCACCGCGAAGCGCAACAACATTTTCGCGGACATGGAGGGCCCCGAGCTCTCCAACAAACCCGTCGTTCGCAAGGACGACTTCAAGAAGAGCCGCGGTGACAAGATCACCTTCACGGTCATCGCCCGCCTCGGCGGCGCCGGCGTGATCGGCGACCAGATCCTGACGGGTCAGGAAGAGAAGATGCAGGCCGGCACGTTCGGCATGCAGATCGACTTCAAGCGTCACGCGGTCGGCCTGCAGGAGAAGCACGACCTGATGTCGGCCGTGCCCTTCGGGATGTACACCGCGGCGCTGCTCGGCGAGCACGCCGGCTGGCGCCAGGAGAACGACCTGATGATGACCTTCAAGCTGAACGGTCTTCAGAACGGTCTGAACCTGATCCGCGCGAACAACAAGGGATCCCGCGAGGCGCTGCGGTCGGCGGACGTGGTCCAGCCCGGCACCATCTACACGGCGGCCGAGCTCGGCAAGAGCCGGATGATGAAGACGGCCAACGTAGCGAAAGCCAAGGCCGGCTATCAGATCCCGCGCTTCATCTTCGTCAGCCCGCACCCGGCGCTGACGGCGTTCAAGCAGACCAGCCAGTACCTGGAAGCCGTGAGCTATGCGGCGGAGCGGGGCGACAAGAATCCCCTCTTCACCGGCGAGTACGCGGACTGGGACGGTCACATCATCTATCCGCACTACACGGAAGACGACGACAGCAACGGCCCGGTCGGGTCGGCCTTCGCGCCCAAGGCGCTGCTGGGCAATCCGATCACGGCGAGCTCGGCCTCGTTCAGCATCACCGGCGGCGGCGATGCGGAAGGTGCGGCGGTGGTTCCTGCCCCGCTCTACTTCCAGTTCTTCTCGAACTACGACTACCAGTTCGTGCAGGGCCAGACGCCGAATCCGCAGACCGGCAACCGGTACGTGCTGATCTACAACCTGCAGGATTCCAGCACGGGCGCTGGTGATGCGGGCAAGTGGGGCTTCTACTGCTACCAGACCAACAACGGCAACGTGCTCACCACGGCGGCTTACCAGGCCAGCAATCCCGACTCCCTGGCGGGTGCGGGCGGTCCGAGCGGTGGTCGCCTGGGGCCGACCAACCACAGCGGCAGCAGCACGGATCACACCGTGGTCGGCAACGTCACGTGGAACGGCGCGGTCAACACGCAGAACCACGGGTCCGGCTCGATCGTCCTCGAGACGAACAGCTACGGCGTGCCGATCGCGCAGAGCCTGTTGCTCGGCGGCGAGTCGATCATGCGCGGCTGGGGCAAGGAGCCGATCAAGCAGATCAAGAACATGCAGGACTACGAGGCCGATCAGGGCACCGGGTACCGCGCATGTTACGGCCAGACCCCCTTCAAGGATACGAAGGGGAACATCCGGCGCTTCGTGCTGGTGGAACACGCCATCAGCTACGCCGGCCTGAATCTGCCGACCGTCTCGTAAGCGGCCAAACGGCCACAGCGCCCGGCGGGTCCAATCCCGCCGGGCCTTCACTTTTGAAAACAGGAGGTGTCGGTTGAAAGCAATTTTTGAACTAGGCAACGCCGGCAGCTCGTCCCAGGTGGACATCATCTCGGGCTATTCCGGGCGCACCTATGCGTTTTCCAACGGGCGCGACGGGAACGGCTCGCGGTATGTCTTCGACGGCACGACGGAGGATTATCTCTTCGTCATGCGCGACCTTTTGCGCGCGCGGCGGGTGATCCCCACCTACGTCATCCCGATCGAGACGCCGAAGGCGGACCCGGTCACCATCATCAAGGAAGTGCCGGTCGACGGGCCCAAGTGCCCGCGGTGCAGCACGACGCTTGCGACCATTCCAGGCTACGAGCCCGGGGCCTCGCCGGAGGAGGTTTGCCCGTGCTGCCAGCGGGATGCGCTGAAGGCGCTCCAGAGCGTCAAGGAGGAGCCGCCGGTCGCGCCACAGGTTGCCCAGCGGAAGGGAGCAAAGAAGGGCTCTCGTGCTCACCAATAACGACGTCTACTCGATCGCGCTGAGTTATTTCGGCCTCGAGGACCCGTCGCATGCCGACGCCGGGCTGAACGAGCGCATCCGGCGCGCGTTCAACTGGGCGTTTCAGCGGCTGTTTTCGCAGGGGCCGGAATGGCTGCGGCAGCAGGATTTCGCGGCCGTCATCCGCGCGCCGCGGGTGATCAACAACCTGGTGGTGACGCAATACGGGACGGCGACGTCGAGCGGCGACATCACCACCGACATGGTGGGGAGCAGCCTGCGGATCGCGGGCGAGATGGCGCTGAACGAGCTGACGTCGACCACGAGCCTGCTCCGGCCCATCCTGCAGCCGTCCTGCACCACCAGCGCGACGCAATGGGGCGATTGCGTGCTGCTGCCGCCGAACTTCATCGGCGTGGCCGGAAACGTGTTTCTGGACGGGACCAGCCTCGAGCTGCAGCCGCTTTTTTACCGCGGGAACCAGATTTACAAGACCTGGCCGCATCATCCCCTGGACGGGTACGGCGTGCGCGGCGGCATCGTGGAGCGCTTCCGGGTCGGCCGGCCGATCGGCTACTGGGTTCAGCCCGCCAACCAGCTGAACGGCACGGGCATCAACCAGCAGCGCCTGCGGGTCTGGCCCCAGCCCGATGCCGATCACACGGTGCAGTGCGAGATTGAGATCGGTCCGCCGGAGGTGCAGTTGGCCGACCTGCAGACGACGAACCTGGTTTCGGTGCCGGTGGGGTGGCACGAATCGATTTTCCTGCCGCTGGTGCTGATCAATCTCTCGCAGGACCCGCACTTCCTGCCGTCGAAGAAAGCGGGCCTGGAAACCGAGGAGAGCGTGCTCCAGACGCTCGGAGCGCTCGATCCGCAGCCCCAGGGCGGCGAACAGATGCGGCTGCCTTACCGGATCGGCTGAGCCATGGCGAATACGACGATCGACAGCTTTTCCGGGGTGAACCTGCGGGACGAGTCGACCGCGCTGGCCGGCCAGCCGAGCTCGCCAATGCGACGCGCCAACAACGCGTACCTGTTTCCCCGCGGCGCGCTGGCTCGGCCACCGACCTATCAGCGGCTGTGGGGGATGCTAAACCTGAAGAGCTTCCTGCCAGCGCTCGGACTGTCCGCAGTGGACCTGACGGTGCTGTTGCTGATCCGCAACGAAGGCCAGCTCTATCTCGCCTTTTACGACTGCCAGAACCTGCAGACGCTGGGCGGCTTCTATGCCGGGCTGGACCCGGAGAGCGAATTCGTCGGCACGCCGACACTGACCGCGGCGAACCCGACCATCGACGTGCTGTGGACCGGCCTGGCGCCGCAGCAGCGGTGGAACGGCGAGCGGTCGGGTTACCTGACGGTCATGGGGAATGGGTTCGACCCCAACCTGACATTCGAGAGCAACACGCTAACGATCCGCAAAATGGGCGACTCGGTGCGGCCGCTGCAGCCGGTCGTCTCGGCGGTGGACGTGCGGCTGACGACCGCGAAGGACGCGACGCTCCAGGTCAACAACGTCACTTTCACGGCACTGGAGCCCGGTTTCCGGCCGCTGCACGATCCGCCCTACCGGCGCGACCGGGGCAATTTCGTGCAGGTGTCGGTGGTGCGCGGCGGCTACACCACCTTCTCTTCGGAACTGACCGGGCTGGGCGTGACCTACTCGCC